ACAAATAAAATTGTCATAACCAATCTTGTGTCTTTATTAATTGCTGCCATTTAACCACCTTATGCAAACTCAACTGTCAAATTAGGTGTTCCATTAGTAATATCAACATATAGACCATTTTCACATATAACACCGTGCATATCAAATTCAAGTGTTGGACTTAATCCATTACCACCTGCATCATTAATGCCCGGTACTACGAATTTAGAAACAACTTTACCACTTGCAGCAGTATTATCATAAACAGCAATAATACTTGCATCAGAGGGATGCAGATTACTCGCATGAATGCTAATTAATTTACATCTACCTGTATGAACAAGCGCATCTGCCGTAATTAAACCACTACTTCTACAACCTTGAACCATTTTTTTCACCTAATTTAATTTAGAGTTGCCTCATTCTACCGAGAGAGGCCCAACCATATAACCTTGACGCAATCACGCGGAATCATTGGCTGAATCAGCCTCATCCGTTGATTGGTCGTTTGTGGTGGTTGGTGTTACTGTCGAAGTAACTGTTGATACTACTTCTTTTACCTTTTGGGTAGTTGATTTCTTTTTTGGCAATAATGCTTTTTTGACATCTGATGCCGAGGTCAATTTTAATAATTGAGTAGCAAGTAAGAAGTCATCTTCTTCCAAACTATTTAATTCCTCGGCATCAAAAGCCAATTTAAAGTTCGAGTCGCCCAAGTAAGTTAATGCTCGTTTGACATGAACCTCCGTTTCAACATCATAAAGCAACAAATATGACTCGTCATCCCCATAACCCGTAATGGTACATTGACCTTTTGGATGTTGGTTATTTACTAATGTCATCTTTGCCATTTAATCACCTCAAATTTGTCCCCAAATTCTTAATCGAATTTCTCCGATATTGTCTGTGTTTGATGCAGCAGGGGCATGAATTTGGAAATCAGCAGAACTAGCCGCCGCGTATTTTCCTCCGGTTGCCGCCCCTGATTGAACTTCAGGTGCAATCATTGAAACTGCATATCCTCCACTAATGGTATCAACAGAAATTCCTGTGACCAATACACAAGTAACTGTGCTTAGACCAAATTCGCTTGCTGTAAATTGTTCACCATTTGCGGTATATGAAGTAATATCTACTACTGCATCAACAACATATTCGTCACCCATAACTCTAGGCGTGGTAACTCCTTTGTGGTTTGCCAATAATGTAACTGTTGCTGTCATTTTAAATCACCTTTTATTTTAATTTAAAGTGACACCAATCACTGTACATTTGTCAATTTGCCTTGTCCCTTAAAGAAACTGCATCCTGTTTCGCCCATTGTTCGGAACATACCTCGATTTCCAAGAGTTCCGATACCGAATGGGTTTCCATGATTAATACCATCTTCAAAGTATTGAGTTGGTTTCATAACTGAAAGCCACAAATGGTCAGTATCAAGGAAAAGCAAGTCACTAACTTGAGTAGTTGCTGCTCCTGTATTTGGCATATCCTTAGCAGGAATTAGCGGAATATCGAAATATGTCGCTACTCGGAAACCGACTTCTCGGCCCTTTACACCCTTTACTCCGCCATGTGTAGGAATAATTTCTTTTCGCTCAAGGAATCGCTCTTGGCTCTGCAATAGGTCAGCAATAGTCTGAATAGTATCATATCCAGTTAAGATAACCTTTGGAGTACCACCAGCAGTTCGCAATTCTTGAATTAGAGTATTCAAGAGAGTTGTTGTCAATGCTCGTACTTGGCTTGAACCGTAACCTGCACCAAAGTTAACTGTTGCATCCATAAATCCAGCAGTTACACCTGATGAAGTGTCTCGGTCATCATTACCGTAAATCTTTGCAATTTGGTCAGGTAGTGAACCAACAGTACCAGCAATTAGGCTTGCACCCTTTAATGCTTGCAATTCAAGAGCAGAAGCAACAATCTTGTTCAAAGAAGTGTAATTTCGCTCTAAGTTGTTTGCTGCAACTGAAGCGTGGTCATATCGCTCTAGTTCCATAACTAGCATTTTAGACTGAACTTCAGCATGGAATTTACCCATATCTTCTCGAATAATTGCGCGAATATCTCCAACACCATCATCAATCTTTGCCATTTCTGCTGCAAGTTCCGAATAATCGAACATATGAGCAATAGTCTTAGGACTCATAAATAGTGTGGTATATTCAGGTGCTAATGCCTGTAATCCAGTTGAAGCAAGAGCGTGATTTTCATCTACACCACCAATTTCATCTGCTTTAGGCGTTAGAAGTTGTGAACCAGCAGAATAGGAAGTGTTACCAATTCCAAATGCAGGGTCAGAACCACCAGCGGGTCTTTGGGTCATTACACGCCATCCACTTGAAGTGTAAGGTCGCTTTGGTAAAATACTAAGAGGATTAATTTCCTGATTTAGCATTGACCAAACCTTTTGGCCGTAAATTACATTGTATAGGTTTAATCCCGGTCCAGCCGTACCATTCAATGCAGTTGCGTCATCGTGTCCTGTGTGAAGTCCAGCAACAAGTCCAGCACCCTTTAGAATATTGTTATTTCCAAAGTTACCGTATGTTGCGGCTTCCAAGTCTTTCAAAGTGTTAATATATTTTGTCATTTTTCTCACCTTTTATTTCTGTCACTCTAAATTTCAGCGTCGTTCCTCCAAACGCTGCATTGTTAGGTGAATTTCATTCCAATCCATCTTTGCAATATCTTCGTAAGATGGAATATTCAAATCTGCTACTGCCCTTTGTTGTTTTGCAATAGTCATTTCAGCATCATTCTTGAGAGTATCAAGTAGTTCGCTAAATTGCTTCTTTAGTTCGCTAACTTCAGCCTGAGCGTCATATTCATTTCGCTCAACATTAGCCTTCTTAACAGCCAATTCAGACTGAAGGCGGTCAGAGAAACTTCGCTTAATATCTTCATAAGCAAGTTTTTCCATTTGTTCTGCCTTAAACTGTTGGTATGCTTTTTCAAGGTTTTCATGGCTTAGGTCAAGACCGTGGGTTTCACCATTCCATGTTGATTTACCAACATCAGTTGGATTTGCATTTGCGGGTACAGAAATCTGTTGGTGCTTGTTTCGTGGCTTACCGCCTTCAACAACAACTTCAGACTGTTCGCCTCTTTCAAGATAACCTGTTGGTAAATCAGTTTCTCCCTTCATTTCTTCATCGTCGCCAGCCCCTTTATGAGCCATTTTGTCTTCATCCATCAACTTTTCTTCGTCATCGGAGGAATCCATATATTCCCCTTTGTCCATTTCTTCTTCTTTCATTTTCAATTCCTCCGTTTCATCGGAACCTTTTTCTTCACTATCTAATTTATTAGTGCCACAATGGGCCTTATCCATATCTTCTCCTCTTTTTGCAGAAATATCATCTTCTTCTGCTTGTAATCTGCCTCTTTCCATTTCTTGTTCTGAAGGAGTATCTAATGGTAATGATGCACCAGTAGTATCTTCAGGCCCAAATCTTGCTGAACCTTCTGCGGCTAATCCAAGTAATCTAGCCTCTACATCATCAGGTGTTTCTCCACCTTCACCAATAGCCTTCAATAAACTATTTAATTCTTTAATTGCATCTTCAATGTTTGTCATACCACTCACATCCTGTTTTAAAATATCAAACTTTGCTTCAGGGTTAATACCTTTTTCACAAATAGTAACTTCATGTAATTCTAGTTTACTAATTTCATTGTAGTCGCCCAATTCTTCATTATTTCGCTTTCGCTTTTCTAATGCTTGGCCCCCAATACTAAATGAACGTAAAGTACCCTTTCTAATTTCTCGACTAACTTCTTTAGCCTTTTCAATATCATCTCTTAATTTAATTACAACAAAAAAGCCAACATCATCGACGCCTGTTTTCCATAATCTTCCTGTTGTATCTCGGTATTCTTTAATTACTTCTCCAACCTGAACATTAGAATGATTTGTCATTACATTTCTATATTTTGTATCGACCATAAACTTAGTTACTGCTTCATCTAATGCTTCAAGTGTAATCAAATCATTTTGCTTATCAACAATCTCAATAGACGCATATCCACCAATATGTAAATCATCTGACTTTAATATCGTAAAATCCATTGGATTCATATTTACAGTCTTGAGCATAGACGCCGCCGACATATTACCACATTCCGAGATTACTATATTAAGGGAAGGTCAATCAAGGGTTGAGAAGGACAAATCTTTGTTCTTGTCCTCCCTAATATCCCATATTCCATCATCTGATTTAGGGTCAACAGGTTCATCTTCAAAACTAGTAAAGGCTAACCATTGTTTTTGACCCTTTAAAGGTATTACTCTTAAATGTAACTTTGTATCAAATTTATCGCCCTTAATAAAATATTCATGATAACCGTGTCTTTGAACACCTAATTCAACATCACCTTCATCAATCAACTTTTCCTTAGATAC